TTCTTCTAATGCTTTACCAAGTTGCATACTTGCAGTTCTTAAATCTCCAAAACCAACCTCTGATAAATCTTGTGTAAGTCTTAAAGCATTTCTAAATACATCTCCTTGTACTGATTTAAATGTTAAAAGTATTCCAGCTGCATCTCTAACTTTTTGTGTACTTGCTAATGTAGCAATACCAATCTCTCTTGATAAATCTTCTATTTCAGCTAATGATAATCCAGCAGAATTACCAGTTGCTCTTAATATTGCATTTAATTTAAAAAACTGTTGTTCTGCATTTGCTACATCTTTAACAACTTTTCGTATAGCAAAACCAACAGCAACAAAGGCAGCAGTTAATGCAATAGTACCAATATTTACTCTTCCAATAATAGCACCTAATGAATTAATTCTACCAGCTACTGGACCAAGTGGACCTTGTACTGCCGCAATAGTTCCAGCTGTATCTCTAAAAGCATTTTGTATTTTTTTATTACCTTCTACTGCTTTTTTATTAACTGCACTTTGTGTCTTACCAAACTTCTCCACTGACTTTCCAGCAGTGTTCATTTTGCTTTGAAAGTTTGATGTGTTAGTTTGTAATTGTACTAATATTGTTGCTAAATTTGTTGCCATAATTAATCAGGGTATTTTCTCATTAGTTCTTCCATTTCATCTCTTAACATTGGGTTTATTTTCTTTTTTTGTCCAGTTGTTAATTTATAGCCCTCTAGGGCAGATAAAAATTCATATACAGATAGTTTCCAGAACACCTCTGGTGTGAAGCGAAGAACACCTAAACCTATTTCTAGGTAGTTTTGGATTGGGTATTCTGTGACTCGTTCTCCGCCTTTGCTAAAGGGCTTTCATTTTCCTCTGGAGTGGTAAATATTGTTGCCAATATCTCTCCAGCTAAAACTGCACCTTTAACTAAAGCACCTTGTGAAACCATATCTCCAACTGCTTTATATTGAATATTTGCACCAGCACCTTTAAGTCCTTCGTGTAAAATAGTCACAACAGATGTAAATGAAAAGTTTTGACTTGCAAGCTCACTTGCTACTTTCATTATTGGTTTGTTTAATGTATTTTCTATGTTGATTATATTTTCAAAGGTCAACCTAAAAACTCTTTCTTTGTCTCCAAGCTGACCTTTAATTTCGCCTTTATACTTGTTCGCCATCGGTGTTATCTTCCTTTCTTTGTTCAGATTTTTTTAATTTTTTCAAAGTTTTGTTTGCTCTTATTATATCACTTGTTGCTTTCGCTTCGCAAGTAATCTCACATCTGCTTTGAAAAACTTCTATCTTCTGAACAATAACTTGATCTACACCTACTAAAATTTCATCATAGGGTTTAAAGGGAACATCTTTTCTTGTTTCGATAGTCATTACGCCCTTTCTAGAAACCTTGTAAAAACCATTATAGGACTCGCCTTGAAATTTTATTTCTACCATTTTAAACCCATCTGTAAAATCCATTTTTTCAACCTTTATTATGCGTTAGTATATGTTATTGTACCACTTGATTCAAGAGTGACAGAGTATGTTTCTTCTCCATTAAACTCTCCTGCTCTTTCATAACTTGTGACTTGAAAAGCACCTTTTACATCTGAACCATCGCCAAATACTAAATCGTAATTAACAATGCTTCCTGTAAATGCCGCACCTCTTAAATTATTTTCTCCAGCTGAATCTGTAAATACACCACTTGCTGATATGGACATACTTCTTATACCCATATTTCCACCTAAAACTCTACCAATATCATGTCCTGATGAACCTGTAAATGTAGATGAATCTTTATTTGTGACATCAACCATTTCTCCATTGATAGTCATAGATGTACTTCTTAAACCACCAATAGTGACTGCACTGCCACCACTGTTGTCTTTTAATAAAAAGCTACTTCCTTTTTGTACTGCCATTTTATTTCTCCTTATTTATTTTTATGTATCGTTTACTAATGCTCTGAATCTTTGAAATCCGTGTGTAGTTAAACCATCATTTTCTTTTATTATATCTGAAAATTCAAATCTTATAAACACTAAACTTGCTCCAGAAACACTTATATCGGCTTCGTGTAATAAATCATACACTCTGCTCATAATTTCTTTTGCTTCCTTACTTCCTCTATATCTAGAAAAAGATGACACTTCAAGGGTGAAATCACTCCCCTTTAATGTCTTTGTTCCATTATCTACTGATGACCCTACACCAATTTTAACATAGGGAAATGCAGTTGATTCTGGTACGAAATCGTACACATCTGTCACTAAACCTTGAAGAGTTGCATCTTGGTCTAGTTTATCAAATATTGCTTTTTGCAAATTAACACTATGATCACTCATTTGGCTACCTTTTGAATAAATGCTTTTACTCTATTAAAAGTTGCCATCATTATTTTTCCTTGGCTCATTTTAAAAGCTGGAAATAAAAATGGTCGTGCTTGCATTTTGCTTGTACCATATTCTAAAAATTTTGAATAATGTGCTCCACTTTCTACTGTCACAATATCTTGTGATTTTTGTTTTACTCTAATATTTCTAACTAAATTACCAGTATCACTTGCTGGTGCTTCTCCAGGTGCAGATGCTTTATGTGTTCTTGTTGGATTATACCTTTGATATATTTTACCACTTTTTGGTCCACTTTGAATACTTTTTACTGCTTCTCCTCTAATAAGTTGAGCACCACCTTGTATCACTTGTCGTAATTCAGGTTTCATATCTTTACCCATAGTTCTGAATGACTTTAAAACTTTATCAAGATTTTTTACATTAATAGTTGCTTGCATTATGTACCTACATTTTCAATGGCTTCTATTGTTATATAATTTTTAAAATCATTCTCATCATTAATTTTAACTATATCAAATGTTCTTGTACCAAATAATATTCTCATTGATGTTGTAATATTATCTCTGTATCTAATTAAAAACTCGTATGTATGTGGATTTTCTACTTGACGACCTGTTTTATCTGAAAATATTTGTTTTCCAGATTTAGGTGTCATTTTAGCAAAAGCTGTTATATGTGTACTTCTACCAGTAGTAAAACCACCATGATTATCTGTTGTTAAATTTGTATTTTGTATTGTAATTTTATTTCTTAATTTTCCTATATTAGAAACACTTGGCATTTTACCCTCCTAATATATTATTTAATCTCATAACTCTGTAAGGTTGTAATAATTGACCAATCGTATAAGGTATTGTATTAGCACTCATAGATGTCACAAGTTCTCTATTTTCGTATAGATGTGTTGTTAATAATTTAATTGCTTGTATTATTGGTGTAGGAACATCACTAGCACTATTTCCATAACCAGCAACATATTGAACTTCATAAGCATTACCTTGTCTTAATTCTGTTAATGTTGGCCAACTAACACCATTTTTTAAAACTACTCTTGCTTGTGATGAATCTGTATCTGCAAAGTAATTACTTGAAGCAAAAGTAGATGCTGTATTATCATTTGCGTAGTATTTAACATGTGTAATACTTGCTACTGGTGGTTTAGGGAGAACAATATAATCAGCACTATAATTTAAGTCAGGCGCAGTATAAACACCCTCCCTTAACTTTTCATCTACATAATATGGTAATCTGTCTAAAAATAATTGTAAAGTTTGTTGAGTGATTGCTCTACCAGTATATGCTTCAACATTATTTTGTGCTACCTTAATTAGTTCTGCAATTAATGTATCGTCATCACTAAAATCAACTCTCATAAAAGATTTTTGTGTTGATGTAGCAACTGCACTTGTAGTCCAAGCTGTATGTATTTTTAATCCACTCATTATCTAAACCTTATTTTTTTTTACCAAAAACTTTTTTTAAAACTTTTTTTGCTTTTGATGTTTTCTTTTCCATATCTTTAATTACTTTTTTTTCTGTTTTTGCAATAGCTTTTTCTGCTTGTCCATTATTCATAAGTATTGTAGCAATATTCATTTTAGTTGTCATATCATATTCTACACCTGCTTCATAAATCATAGTAGCTGAACCCTCTTGGTTAGCACTTGCTTTAACAGTTTCTTTCATTTTAATTTTCATGATTACTCCTATTTTAAAATTTTGTCTCTATGGGCGAAATACCTCTCGGCAGGATCGCCCACAGAATTAATCTATTTAAGATTATGCGTTTGCGTCAGAAGTCACAGGAGCACTTAAAGGTGTTCCTTTTGCAACTACTGCCCCATAGATTGAACCATTAGAGTGCGTTCCAACAATATCAATAACTACTCTGATATATCTTTTGCCTCCAACATAACCAATTCCATAAGTTTTACCCATCTCACCATTTGCGTCAATAGTTTGGAAAGTTCCTGAAGAATCAACAGTTCCACCAGTGACATCTGTATTAGAAGTCACATCTGTGTATGTTGCATCATCATCAGAATGCTCTAATTGGAAATTTGTTTTAACAGTTGAACTGAAAGTATCTCCAGCTGCACCTGCATTAACAAGTACCATAGCAGAACTAAACCCTTTAAGGTCTATTCCTGTTCCATTAACATCAGCAGTTTTAAGAATAGGTGCTAACGAAGTTTCTAATTTAATATTACTTTTTAAATCAAACATTTTCTATATCCTCCCTATTATTAAGTTGTGATTGTTGTTAACGCTTCTGGTAGTATAACTTGACCACCAACTCTACGTCTTGCTAGGTATCTAACATTTCCACTTGATGCTTGTGTGAAAGGGTCTCTCATGATTGATAAATTAACTCTATCAACTATCATGTA